ATGATGCTGTTCAACTGCGAGAAATGTAAAGTTCTCACACCTGAATACGTAGACAAGCTTAAAACTACCAAGCTAATATGGGCGGCTCCAGAAGAAGTGGGCGCTTTGCCTAGCGAGTGGAACCACCTAGTAGGCTATGATAAGCCTCGGGATAATCCAAAGCTTATACACTATACTCAAGGCAACCCATGCTTCCCTGAGACCGATGATTGCGAACATGCAGATATATGGGTAGATGAGTTTAAGTTGATGATAAGCGCGGCGCCCTGGCTAGAGCTTATGGGCACCTCTGTACATGCAGCTAGAGACGTGCAGAAGGATGGTAGTATTAAAATAGTGCCGAAATATAAGTTAGAGGGGCTATGAGACGTAGACAAAGATTGGCAGCAGAGAGCCGCCTAACTAACCGGCTGCAAGTAGCATACGGTAGGGACGGCAAGGTAGAGCAGATATACGTAGGGCCGCCAGATGAGCCAGCTATCATAATAGAGGAGTTTAATCCAAAAACAGGCTACAGCCGTCAGGAAGTCTATGATTTACCTATTGATGAGCCTAGGCCAAAGAGGGCTGCCCGCGAGTCTCGCAAAAAACTTAATGACTAATTGTTAACTGCTGTTAATATATTACTGTAACAATACGCTTCTTGATTATCCTTTGATGCGTATCGAAGCATGGTAACTCCTTAAGGGCCTGGTTTTTTGTCATTACTTCCAGGCCCTTTATCTGAGGGTATGACAGTATGAGCACTTTAGTACAGATGCGGAGCCGAATTGCAGATGATCTCAATAGATCAGACCTCAACACACAGATAGACTTAGCCATTAATCGCGCCATCGAATACTACTACAATAAAGAACGCTTCTGGTTTAATGAGACCTCAGGCACGTTTGCCACTATAGCCAACCAAGAGGCTTACGGCACTGCGGATGGAATCCCCTCAGATATAGCTGAGATTGACTACATGCAGATAACGCTATCTTCTACTAACAAGCCAGACCTTGATGAGCGCACTTTCAACTGGATACAAGACCGCAATGTAGGCAGAGCTACAGGCGACCCTACTGACTTTGCATGGTACCAGAATAAGATTTACCTATATCTCATTCCTAATCAGGTGCGCACCATTACAGTCTTTTATAAGAAGACATATGCAGACTTGAGCCTGGATGCCGATACCAATGATTATACTGCCTATGCTGAAGACCTTATAGAGGCCAGAGCTACAGCTTGGCTTAATAAGCGTGTACTTAAGGATTATGAAAGCTCCAGTATAAATGAGCGGGATGAAGCAGATGCCCTATCAGCGCTTAGGGAGCGTACATCTACTATGATCGGCGGCACTGGGCAGATTCAAGCTACTGATTTCTAGGGGATAGCATGGCGATACTAGAATTTGGTGAATACCTACCAGACCTGCCAGACTTCAATAACCCTGGGGTTACAGAGGCTAAGAACGTTATACCAGGCGTTGGCAGCTATCTACAGTTCCCTGGCCAAGTAGTGTACTCAAACGCCCTTGGAGCCCGTTGCCAAGGCGCTGTATCAGGTAAGGATAACTCAGGAAACTCAGCTAACTTCGCTGGGGACGCCACAAAGCTATATAAGCTAGCTAGCGCAGCCTATAGCGATGTATCAGTAGTTGGCGGCTATACCACTAACTCAGAGGAGAATTGGCACTTTACGCAATACGGTGATCTGCTAGTGGCTACCAACAATACTAACCAACCGCAAGGGTATTTTTTATCTACAAGCAGTGCGTTCTTTGAGCTTACTGCAGAGCTCAGGGGTCGCTATTGTGCATCTGTACGTAACTTCCTGGTATTTGGCAATGTAACAGACCTTATAGACGGTAGTGTGCCTAACAGGGTGCGCTGGAGCGCTTTAAATGACCCTACCGACTTTACAGTGTCACCTGTCACACAGTCTGATTATAATGATCTAGACGGTTCTAAAGGCTGGATAAAGCAGATAGTAGGTGGGGAATATGGGGTTATATTCCAAGAGCGTGCCATTACTAGAATGGTGTATGTCGGCTCGCCGGCAGTGTTTCAATTTGATGAAGTGGAGTCTGGCCGTGGTACACAATTTCCTTACTCAGTTGTTAAGGTTGGTAACAATATATTCTATCTGGGATATGATGGCTTCTATATATTCGATGGCAACCAGTCTATTCCTATAGGCGAAGGCAAGGTTAATCGCACTTTCTTTGATGAAGTGGATTTGACCTATAAAGAAAGGGTGTGTGCTACAGCTGATATTAATAAGCAGGTGATATATGTTGCTTACCCTGCCGATGGCAATAGTGGCGGCAACCCTAACAAGATATTGATGTATAACTATGCGCCTGAAGCCAAAACTAGGTGGTCTTATTGTGATGGCTTGAACCTGGAATTCATCAACATATCAATCTCAGAAGGCACCACACTAGAGCAGTTAGACGCTATAAGCGCTAGCCTTGATGCACTCACTGTATCTCTAGACTCACGTACATGGACAGGTGAGACATACATACTCAGCGGCTTTGACTCAAGCCATAAGCAAGTGAATTTTACTGGAGATGCGTTAACTGCGTTACTCGAGACTACAGAGGCGCAGCTTACCCCCTCAGGCCGTACTAACCTATTGAGAGTACGGCCTGTAGTGGATGGCAGTGGCACTGTCGCCATGCAGTTAGGTACACGTAACTTACTCAGCGAATCTGTTACATGGGGCTCAGCATTATCTGTAGACCAGGTAGGCGATGTACAGACACGTTCTAACGCTAGGTTCCATAGAGCTAGGGTTAATATCTCAGGGGGCTTTAACCATGCTCAAGGGATAGATGTTATTGAATATAAACCAGCAGGTAGGCGATGACCCAGAGAAAAATATGTATAATACCGTCATACATGTACAGCAATATTAGGAAGCTACAAGAGATATGTGAGCATAACCCTCTAGGTGTGGGGTTTGATAAAAAAACCTTTAAGAAGCTGAGGGAATTAATACAAGAGACGTTTGAGACAATGGAGGCTATATACCCTCATACAGATGAGGTAGACAATGGCTGATCTTAAGTTCTTAGACTTTCCTGAATATGAGCGTGACCATGTGTCTATGCTGCGCAAGATTAGCAAAGCAGGTAAGGGCGCCATGCAAGGTAAGACTAATAATACAGGTACATTTACCCTTACGGCTAACTCTGCTACCACTACGCTTACCTTTGCTGCAGGAAGGCTAGGCATTAACACAGTACTGCTATGGGAGCCTACTAGCTCCAATTCTGCTGGCGCTATCTCAAGCTTATATGAGTCAGCTAGGGACGTATCTAACGGCACAATAACGCTAACACATGCGAATACGGCCGATATAGACAGGACATTTAACTACATTTTAGTAGGATAAGCACATTTCTCGCTAAAGTCAAGTGATTTTTTAGCTATTTTTAGCTAAAAATAGCATATTTACCCTTGCATATCTCCTTAATATGTTATATAATATACATATAGTTAAAAATTAGCTATTAAATATAAACAAAACTTGAGGATTATATGAAATATTTATATTATGGATCGAAATATGTAAGCGCTATAACTGTGGCTGCTACATTTACTGAGACCTTAACTAACAAAACTGTAGCTGGTGTTGTAAGCGGTGTTGCTAACCAACTTGGTAACAGTACCTTTGCTAAAGTAGCCGCTCAAACTGTAGCTACCTCAGTATACGGCGATATACAGAAAGCTTGTTATAATAAGCTTTGGAATATCGGTTGGTATATGCCAGACGTGCTACTAGCTACTAAAGAGATGCTTGTAAAGCGTGACTCTGAAGCTGTAGTTGAGACTGCTGGTTATATAGGTGGCGCTGTAGCTGAAAGCTGTGGCTACCTAGTAAACAAAGGAATCGCTTATACAGCTTCTACTGCGGTTGGATTAGCTTGCCCGGTACTAGCTAGCCCTACTTACTATGCTACCAACGTAGCTTGTGAATACCTAGGAGTAGGCAGGATTGTCTCAAACTATGTGGGTAACTACGCTACTAAGGTTGTAACTAGAAAGGTTATAGATACTGTATGGGCTGAGAAAGTAACTGAAGAGAAGACGAAAGTGTTCTCGATGGATGAACTAGACAGCAGCCAGATGGCTTGGGCGAAATAACCTAACCAGAAGCTAAACAAAAAGCCCGGGTGATACCGGGCTTTTTTATTGACGGCGCCAACAAAACTTGAGGTTAAATGGGCGCCGCCATGCACATTATACCACCATACAACGTAAAATAATAGGGGGGCGGGTTTAAAAAACTCACCTATGGGTTCCAATTAACTCACCTACCTATTAATATATTAAAACAATAACCCCTAAATATGGTGATGCGATGGAAGACAAGCAACCAGTAACGCTATCTGGCGTGCAAAGCGCCGATATAGAGAAGGTATGGCCTTCAATACTGCCGTATGTACGTGATACCTTAGAATACAGCGATAACAAGTATAGCTTGCAAAGCATCAAGACCGCTTTGTTAGAAAAAGAAATGCAATTGTGGTTAGCTACACAAGGTGTTAATATATTATCATACGCTATAACTCAAATTATAACTTATCCAACTCATAAGAGATTATGTGTCGCCTTTGTTGGCGGTATTGAGATGTTCCAGTGGATACATTTCGTTAATGAGCTCAAGGAGTGGGGTAAATACCATGGGTGCAGTGCGGTGGAAGGGTACGGCAGGCCAGGGTGGGAGAAAGCGTTAGAAAAGTTTGGGTTTAAGAAAATCCAAACCATTTATAAAACCGATATATAGGAGACAGTGATGTTGAATGGACTTTTAGAAATGCTAGGTGGGGGTGGCGGTGCGGCGCAAACTGCTGGCGGTATGATGAATGAGATAAAGCCTATGCTCATGGGTAATGAGATGTACGGCCAGTCGATGCCTCCTACTCCAGGCGTATCTGGTGCGGCTCAGCCCGCTATGCTTGGCAACCAGCCTTATGGCCCTCCTATGCCTAATTATGACCAAGCCAGGGCAATGGGGCAGATTCAAGGACAAGGGGGGCCTATGCAAGGCATGCGTCCAGATCGAAATGCACGGCATCAGGTGCTTATGCAGATGTTACAACAAGGCATGGGTTCGCAAGGTCAGGGTCAAGGACAAGGTATGGTAGGCCCTGCAAATATACCATCTGGTATGGGGCCTATGCAGGGTAGAGGTGGCATGACTGCCACTCAAGGGTTAATGCAAAGTTTGCAGCCACAGCCTGGCGCTTTCATGAGAAAGCCTCTAGGTATGGGCAGGTATTAAGGAGGTAGATTATGGCTGGTGGAGGTGGTAGTGAGACTACTACACAAAAAACGGAGCCTTGGGATAAACAGAAACCTTATTTGGAGTATGGTTTTAAGCAAGCTCAAGACCTCTATAAAAAAACGAACCCAGAGTATTATCCAGGCAGCACAGTAGTACCGTTTTCACCAGAAACCAACCTATCCCTTGAAATGCAAACCCAGCGTGCTTTGAACGGTAGCCCTATACAGCAAGCTGCTAATCAGCAATTGGTAAGCACTATGAATGGGGAATATCTGTATGGTGGAGACGGGTTTAATGCGGCAGTTGATGCAGCAACTCGCCGTGCCTTGCCACAGATCAATTCTACCTTTGAAATGGCAGGCCGTAGTAATTCTGGGCTTGCAGATGTAGCTAAGACCCAGGCTATAGCGGACTCCTTTGCTGGCCAGTATGCAGGAGAGCGCCAGAACCAGATGCGCTCTATGCTCTTCGCACCAGAAATTGCTAACCAAGACTTTGAGAATATCAGTAAATTAGCGGAAGTAGGCACTGCAAAAGAGCAGTTAGCACAGCAACACCTCACTTCAGATATCGATAGATTCAACTTTAATCAGTCATCGCCATGGTCTGAATTATCCGATTATTTAGGTATGATCCAAGGTACTTACGGTGGCTCAACCACTACTACCCAACCTAAGCAAGGTGGTGGATGGGCTTCACTGGCAGGTGGTGGCTTAGGCTTATTGAGCTTGTTTTTATAAGGAGGGCTTATGCTATACAATACACTGAATCCTGAACAATGGCAGGACCCTGATAGCATGCCTGCGCAACAGCAGCAGCCTGCAATGCCTATGTTTGGGCAACCTCAGTCTGGCGGCTTTCTAGGCTTAGACCGTCAATCCATGATGGCACTTGCAATGGGTTTATTATCGGAATCTGGCCCTAACGGAGATATAGGCAGGGGATTAGCTAGGGGCTTGCAGGGTGTACAGGCAGCTCGCGCTCAGGCTGCGGATAATGAGTGGAAAGCGGCAAATTTTGGATTGGAGAACATGAAGTACCAGTCAGGCAGGGAGGATAGACAGGTTGATCAAGATTTCAAAGAGAAAGAGTTCAACTGGAAAGTGAGTGACGCTGCGTTTGACAAAGAGCTTAAGAGACAAGGAGTTGGCATAGACCAAAGGAAGATATTGCTGGAGGAGAAAAAGTATAAAGATGAGTTGGATAATCAGGCCAAGTTTAGGAGCTTAATAGAGGGCAAGCCTGCCCCTTCCCAGCCTCAACCGTCTAGCACGTCGCCTGAGGCTCAATATGGGCCGCCGATGCCTCCAGGTATGCAACCGCAACAACCACCCCAGCAAAGCCCTGCTTCAGCCGCTCAACAACAAGGCGG